AAGTTAATACTTTAAGAAATGAGATAGCAGCAGAAATTAAAGCAAACGAAAAAGAATTAGAAGATGCAGATAATGCAAAATGGGATAAAATAATTGCAGATAATGATGCTTGGAATAAAAAACAACAAGAAAATGCTAAAAAAACGTCTGATACTGAAAAACTACTAGCTGAAAAGACAGCAGATGCTAAAGTAAAGACACTTCAATTAACTTCAGATGTAGCTATGAAGATAGCAGGAGAGGGAAGCGCAGTAGGAAAGGCAGTAGCAGTAGCTATGGCTATTATGAATACAAAAGAAGCTATAACAGCAGCTTTAGGTGCAACACCTTATGGCCCCTGGAATATTGCACAAGCCGTTGCAACAGGTGCTTTCGGTATGTTGCAAGTTAGGGATATATTAAATACACCTACGCCTGGAAGTGAAAGTGGTGGTGGTATATCAGCGGGATCAATAGCAACAGCTTCAGCACAACCCCCTGCACCTCAAATGATGGGTGGTACTTTTGAACTAGGCGGTGGTCTTAAACCTGATCCTGTACAAGCTTATGTTGTAAGTGATGACATAACAAACAATCAAGACAAATTAGCCGCAATTAGAAGAAGGGCTACAATTTAAAAATCAAATATATTAATTAAAAATCTATTATATACTATGCCGTGTACTCAATGCAAAGATGGAAAATATAAATGGGGTAAAACAGGAGCTTGTGAATATGATACTCTAGAAGAATGTCAAAAAGCAAATCCTGACCACCATTATGAAGAAATGAAAACCACCTCAATAGTTGAGTTGGTAATTGATGATGATAGTCAAGAATTAGCTATTGATGCTATAAGTTTAGTATCAGCACCTGCAATAGAACAAGACTTTGTGTTCTTTGGTAAGGAGAAAAACAATTTAACTTTTGCTAAAGTAGATGAAGAAAAGCGAATGCTAGTTAGTCCTGCATTAATACCTAACAAGCAAATTTTCAGATATGATCCTAATACTGACTCAGAATACTATGTGTATTTTAGTCCTGAAACAGTTAGAAAAGCTAGTGAGTTATATTTAAGACATAACAATCATCACAAAGCTACTCACGAACACAACGAAAGAGTGTCAGGAGTTCTAACTGTGGAGAGTTGGATAAAAGAAGGTGATAGTGATAAGTCTAAAATGTACGGATTTGACCTACCTAATGGGACTTGGTTTGTAAAAATGAAAATTGAAAACAAAGACTTATGGGAAAAGATAAAATCAGGAGAGCTTAAAGGCTTAAGTATAGAAGGTTACTTTACAGACAAAATGGAAAAGATGTCAGAAAAAGTACCAACTGATGAAGAAATACTATCAGCTTTAAATGAAATCATAAACGAAAATCAAATAAAATCAAAATAAATCTATTATATAACAGAACCTAAAAAAGAACTTATGGATATTAAAGAACAAATACTAGTAGCACTTGGCTTAAACAAAGCCGAAGAAGAAGTTAAATTAGCTTGGCAAGCGAAAAGCGAAGATGGTACAATCTTTGTTTCTACTGCTGAGGAATTAGAAGCAGGGGTAGATATCTCTGTATTAACGGAAGATGGAACTACAATCCTTTTACCTATCGGAACGTACAAAACAGACACAGGCGTTTCTTTTAGAGTTGAAGAAGAAGGCGTAGTTGCTGAAGTTATTGAATCTGAAACTGAACAAAAAGAAGAAGCTTCACAAGAAGTAAAAGAAGAACTAGGTGAAGATAGAGGTGAAGATGATGATGAAGTAGCAGTTGATGATTGGGCAGGAATGGAAAAGCGAATCAAAAACTTAGAAGATGCAGTAGCTGATCTTAAAAGAGATAAAGAAGGTGGTGATGATGAAGTAGAAGAAATGACTGAAGAAGTTGTTGAACCTTCTACAAATCCTAAGACTATTAAAACAACAGAAGTAAAAGAATTTTCATCAGAAGAAATTGAAGCATTAAAAGCTGAAAACGAAAAACTAAAAACGGAATTAGCAGCAAGTCCTGCTGATAGCCCAATAAATACAAATAAATTTAGCAGTGATGAAAAACCTAAATTAAGTAGAGCTAACTTAAATAAAATGTCTAAAAGGGAAAAGATCCTTTTTGCATTATCAAATAAATAAAAACATAAATATAAATAAAAATAAATAAATTATGCCTTTACCAACAGTAACACAACCAAACTTTAACGGAAAGAGTGCTGGATTTTATATCTCAGCAGCTTTGCAACAAGTTAATTCGTTAGACTACTTTACAATGATGGAGAACGTAAAGTACAAATCTAATATCACAAGAATCGAAGGAACTTCAATGGTTCACGATGCAATTTGTGATTTTACAGAAAATGCAGGAACAACCTTAGCATTAACTGAAAAAACCATCGAACCTAAAAACGTTATGGTCAACTTAGATATTTGTAAGGAAAACTTACTAGAATCTTGGGAAGCTCTTGAAATGAGAGCAGGAGCAGGTGGAAATCCATCAGCAACTTTTGAAGATTATATCATATCTTACATAGGTGAGATTATAGCTTCTAACACAGAAAAATGTATATGGACAGGAAACACTGCTAACTCAGGAGAATTTACAGGAATGGTTACGGGTGCAGTAGGATTATTACTTCCAGGTGTTGATGGAACAGTTGTTCAAACTGCAGCAGCAGCTTCACCATTTACAGCAGCCAACATCATATCTAACTTACAAGCAGGAGTTGATTCTGTTTCAGATGCTTTATACGGAAAAGAAGATTTACATATTTATCTGTCACCAACTTCTTATCAAATGTATATAGGTGCTGTATCTACATTAGGATATGTAAATGCTTATCAAATGAATGGCGACTACAGACCTTTATTCCAAGGGTTTAAATTAGCACCGTGTAATGGAATGGGGAATGATGAGTTAGTAATTGCACAGAGATCAAATATGTTCTTTGGTACAGACCTTCTAAGCGACCAAACTAGAATCCAACTTTTAGATATGTCAGCTTTAGACGGAAGTGATAACCTAAGAGTAGTTGCAAGATATTCTGCAGGAGTTCAAACAGGAGTTGGAGCAGATATCGTAAGAGTATCGTAATAATAATTACAAGAAGTGGGTGCTTAGGCACTCACTCCTTTAACCTTAAAAAATAAAATAACTATGGCTTGTACAGCACTTACACGGGGTAGAGGACTTGATTGTAATAGAATATCAGGGGGAGTAAAAAAAATATTTTTCTCAGTATATGATCCAGATGTATCTTATACTTATGATGGATCAAACCCTTTAGAAATTGATGCAATTGATTGGAACTCTACCACAATTTATGAATATGTTATGCCACTTGGAGTAGCTAGTGTTACTGATACCATTGTTGGTAGTCGTGAAAATGGGACTATCTACTACACTCCAACTGTTAACATAATGTTAAATAGATTGACAAAAGAAGATCAAAACGAAATAAAATTATTGGGCGCTACAAAAGTGAGAATTTTTGCTCAATTAAATCAACAACTAACAAATGGACACGATGTGTTTATTGCATTAGGAATGGCTAATGGAATGGAATTAAACGCAGGTACAATGGATAGCGGAGCTTCCTGGGGGGACAGAAATGGTTACACTCTGACCTTTGATGGAATGGAGGCAATTCCTTTCGCTTTCTTAGAAGATTATACTACAAATCCGTGGGATCAAACTGGCTTTATCAATGAGGCAGCAACATTCCCTACTACTTCATAATCTTATTAGTAGTTTTCATATATTTCTTGATTAGAGGGCTTTTTAGCCCTCTTTTCTTTTATAGCAAATAAAAAAGACTTATTTCTATTATATAGTAGGATGATACAAGCAATCACACAAACTAATCTAACTACCTACTTACAAACTGAGGATAATAGAATTGATACATCAGTTGCTAGCACTCAAATTAGGCATTTATTAAAATTCACAAATGATAGTGATAAGTCTGTGCAATACGCTTATGGTGCTACTGAAACTATATATGAGAGATATACAAAATTTACGTTTGACTACAATACTACGAAAAATGTATTTTTAGGTAGAATTAATTTTTTACCCGCAGGGTATTGGAAGTATGAAGTGTATGAAGTAAGTTGGATAGGAACAGTAAGTCTAGAATTGGATAAAGCACCAACAACTGAAATAGATGTGTTACCTGTTGATAATGATAATGGAGTTGTTCAGGGATTGGTAACTAAAGGTAAGATGTATGTAGATGAAAAAGCAGGAACAGAGCAAGTACAATATATTGAAAGAGAAGCACCTACTGCAACAAATTACATATATTATGGTGGTACACCCGTTTGGGAAAACAAATTCTCTATTGACTTCCCTTCAGTTGTTATGCCTGCTGTTGGTGGTTCGGTAAATATGGGGAATAACGCTGCACTTAGATTATCAGGTGATATGACTATAAGTATGTGGATAAATACAACATCACTTGATGCGTTTAATGGGAATCATTTATTATCTGTGGGAACGGCAGGAACAGCAGAGGCAGACAACGCACTTTATTATATAGCCGTTGGGGGGTCAGCACCAAGTTCAATGCAATTTCAGATAGGACACGAATATGGCGCAGGTATATTTGAAAAACAATATTTCAATACAATGGCAAGCACGAATACTTGGTACCATTTAGGTCTTGTTAGAGATACAACAGCTAAGACTTATAAATTATACCTGAACGGGGTTCTAGGGGCAGGAGCAACAGGAACTTTTAATTATACAAACAATCCAACAGGCGGTGCTAATGGAGAGCTTACAGTGGGAAATGCGAAGCTAGTTACAGGTGCTAGCAGGAATTATTATGATGGATTCATTGATGAGTTTAGTTTATTTAACACTACTAAAACAGCAGGTGAAATCACAGCACTTTATAATAGCGGAGCACCTGCTGATGTTTCTTCCCTAGCAGGGTTAGTGGGTTATTGGAGAATGGGTGATCCTAATGGTCAATCTTCATTCCCTACAATTCCTGATGCAAGTTTAAATAGTAATGATGGAACAATGGAAGGAGCTTTAACTTCAACAAGTATTGTAACAACTGTTCCTTAAAAAATAAAAATTAAAAAAATTAAAAAAAATGGCAATAGAAAATGTACAACAATTATTAGCAGAACAATTAGGTAAAAATCCAGGAACAGAAATTTTATCAGGAGCAGTTGGAGTTACTAGCAAAGACTTTTACTGTGTAAACTTTCCTGTTGAAACAGCAGTCTCTGTGTTAAAAGTAGCAGGTGTTGCAGAAGCAGGTCTGCAAACGACTTTTAGTGCAGGAACATCGTTATTTCTTAACGTAACAGATATAACTTTAACTAGCGGAGTAGCTATTTGTTATAACGAAGGTCCAACTACATAAGATATGTTAGCATTAAAACTAGGATTAAATTTAGGTTCACCAAAACCAACAGGCAGTGCAGCATTTGCTCCAACTGATATTAGTTCTTTACAGTTATGGTATAAGAATTTAGCAGGTTTAGAAAATCAAGATGGAGAAACAGACCCTGATGACTTTGTTAATACTGATAAAATAACTTGGCAATCACAAGTGGGGAGTAATTTATTAGACAATGCTCAAAATTGGAACAAACCTTTGTGGAATAACGGTAAAATGGCAGTTAATATAAATGACAACAAATTTTATGAATTTACAACTCCTTTATCGGCAGCAGCAGATTTTTCTTTTGTCTTTAGTGTTTATACAATAGCAACTCCTAATCAAGATGGACTTTTAGGGAAATCTAATCAAAATGTATTTGAAATAGAAGATGATAATACTTTTGCTTTTAGAGCGGGTGGTACTGCTGAATTAAGCATAACAAATGGCTCTAATACATTGTCTTATGATAAATGGTACACTATTATATTAACACGAGCTAGTGGCACAGTAACAGTAACAGTAGATGGTGATGGACTTGATAGTGTGGTTTGGGGATCAGGAACAGATAGCGATACATTTGAAGCTGAAACAGTAGGGTCTTGGAATGATGATGCGCAAAACTTAAACGGATTAATAAGACACTTAACTTACTTTAATACTGCTTTAACTGCTACTGAGTTATCAGATATGATAGCATATTTAAGGACATTGTAAATAAAAAAATAAAATATGAAAGATAACATAATTAATATTAATCTAGAAACTAGCACATCACCTGTTATACAAGAAGTAAGAGGTAGAGATTGGATAGAATATGGAACAGATAATTGGCGAAACCTCTATCCTCAATTCTTAATTGACTTATACTATTCTAGTAGTATATCGGCAGCTATTATCAACGCCACTGCGGAAATGATTGCAGGTGAAGCACTTATCATAGAGGATGAAGATGATAGAGATTTAGAAGCTAGAGTTAAACTAGAAAACTTTATTAATAGAGCAAATGGAAATGAAAGTTTGCACGAGGTTATTAAAAAACTATCTTTTGACTTTAAACTTCAAGGAGCTTTTGCCTTAAACATTGTTTGGAGCAAAGACAGGACACAAATTGCTGAAATCTATCACGTAGCAGCAGAAAAGATTAGATGTGCAAGACCTGATGAATTTGGCAAAACTACTGGTTATTATATATCAAGTGATTGGAGTAATACAAGACAGCACAAACCTTATTATGTTCCTGCCTTTAATACAAATGATAGAACATCAGCAAATCAAATTATGTACTCAGGGCTTTATAGTCCTAATATGAACTCTTATTTTACACCTGACTACGTTAGTTGTAATAACTGGGCTTTAATTGATTCAAGAGTATCTGAGTATCACCTCAACAATATATCTAATGGCTTTGCCGGATCTTTTATGATATCTTTTGCTAATGGCATCCCGACACAAGAAGAAAGGATGCAAATAGAACAAAGTCTTACTGACAAGTTTTGTTCAGAAACCAACGCAGGAAAATTTGTACTTACGTTCTCAGATGATAAAACAAGAACACCTGAAGTAACACCAATAAGCACAAGTGATTTAGACAAGAGTTATTTGGCACTCCAAGAACTATTGACTAGCAACATCCTCTCAGGCCATAGGGTGACTTCTAAGACACTTATGGGCATTGACAGTACTAATGGGTTCTCAAGCAATACAGATGAGCTTATAAACGCTGCAAACTTTTATCTAAATACGGTGATTAAGCCATTCCAAGACCAATTAGTAAAGCAGCTTAGAAAGATCTTTCAAGTAAATCAAATGGATATGCCTGTAAATTTTGTTCAGTTAAAACCTATTACAGTACAATTTGATTCTAAAACTATACGTGAGGTAATGACTACGGATGAAATTAGAGAAGAATTAGGGCTTGAACCTTTAGATGGAGAAGATACAGTAGAACAAGATGTGAAGTTAGCTAAAGTAGAAAAGACAGAATTAGAATCTTTTATTGAAGAATTTGGTGAGGATATTCCTGAAGGGTGGGAAATGATTGATGATGAGATTGTAGATGGAGAGCATCAAGACTTTGATTTTGAAGCTGAACTTAATAAAGTAGCAAGTGAAAAATTTGATTTTGTTTCAACAGGTAGAGCTACTCCTAATACTAGAAGTGAGCAAGATGGATTAAATAAAAAAGAAAATGCTTTTTACAAAGTAAGATATGTTTATACTAAAAATAAATCTTTAAGCCAAGAAGGAGAAACAAGAGATTTTTGTAAGTTAATGATGAAATCTAAAAAAATATATAGAAAAGAAAACATCATTAATATGGGAACTAAACCTGTTAATAAAGGTTGGGGGCCACGTGGCGCAGCAACTTATTCTATATGGCTTTACAAGGGCGGTGGAAACTGCCATCATTATTGGAAGCGTGTGATTTTTAAAGCACCTGCAAGTGATGAGGATTTTGTAGTCTATCCTGATAACATTACAACAGATAAAATCGTATCTGCAACAAAAGCAAGAAGTGAAGGATTTACAATTAAAAGAAATGATAATCTAGTCGCAAGAGCACCTAAGACTATGAAGAACGAAGGATTTTTAGAACCAAGATAACTATGGCATACGTATTATTTGTATCAGAAGCTAAGCTAAAAGATAGCACAGCAATCAATTTAAATGTTTCTACTGATTTGCTCTTACCGTATGTAAGACAGGCACAGAAACTTTATGTGGAGCCAAAACTAGGCACGGACTTAACACAAAAACTTAAAGACTTAATAACGGCAGGAACTATTGGGGATGTTGGAAATGAAGCTTATGAAACTTTAGTTGATACTTATATAGGGGATATGCTTCCTAACTGGGCATTTTACCACGCTGTTCCATTTTTAAGATTTAAAATCGAGAATGGCAATATTTATTCTAAGACATCAGAAACTGGAACTGCTTTAAGTACAGAAGAAGCACAACACCTTAGAGAAGAAGTAAGAAATACGGCTGAATATTATACCGAAAGAATGATAGATTATGTTAGAAATAATACATCTAGCTTTCCTGAATACAATACCAATTCTGGTGCAGATATCAGCCCTGATCCTAATGCCTACTATAATGGAATGAACCTTGAAAGACCAGTAAGACGAGGAACTAAATTAACACTAAGAGATTTTTTAAGCGCAGGAGATTAATGAAGAAACACTATAAAACAAAACCACAGAATATAACTAAGCTAAAGTCCTACTTGGAAACTAAGCTAAATAAAAATAATAATGACAGACCTAAAAGACACACTACAAGTAGGAATAGCTAACGGTTCAGCTATTGGAGTATCATTAGTAGAAGCTAATGAATTGCTAACTTTCTTTTCTTTAATATTAGCAATATGTTTTACTATTTATAAATTTGTAAAATTCAAAAAAAAATAAATGACTAAAAAACGAAAACTCAACAGCAACAATCCTAAGTATAACAAAACCCAAGAAAGTGATGTTAAAGTGCGTAAAGAATTTGTTAAAGAAGTTAAAGGGTGTAAAATCTACAAAACCTATTATCTCTAAACCTAACCACATAAACCTTTTAATCCTAAGAGATACTTTTACTGATGAAAGTACAATAGGAGAGCTTTTTGTAAATGGTGAAAGGTTCTGTGATACATTAGAACTACCTTATAGGGATAACCAAAGAAGCGTATCTTGCATACCGACAGGACAGTATAAGGTGAGAATGAGATACCCAAGAGAAAGTGCAACAAGAGAATATTTGCACTTATTAGTTCAAGAAGTAAAAGACCGTTCATATATATTATTTCATAGAGGGAATACAGCTAAAGATACACGGGGCTGCATCTTAGTCGGACAGGGTAGCCAACAAGACATTGTTCATAATTCAACTTTGGCTATGGATTTACTTATGAAAGAAATAATAAATTTGGGTGGTGAGAATATTAATTTAATAATCAAAAATAAATAATAATGAAAAATTGGCTAACAAACGTAGTATTAGGACAAATATTACACAGTAAGAAATTTATCTATGCAGTAACAGCTATTGTTACTCCTTACCTTATGAAAGAATTCGGTTGGGATGCTTCTGTTGCAGAAACAGTATGGCAAACATTCTTAGTTTTAATTTTAGGACAAGGAGTTGCAGACATCAGCAAAAAATAATAGATTTAGATTAAAGCCACACGAAATGGTGGCACTACAAAAGATGAGGGAAACCGAGACTAGAAATGTTCTAGTTATCGGTGACCTTCACGAACCATTCTGCCTAGATGGTTATTTAGACTTTTGCTTAGAACAGTACGAAACTTTTAATTGCAATCAAGTTATATTCATAGGCGACATTTTAGACAACCACGCATTTTCCTACCACGAACCTGATCCTGATGGAATGTCAGCAGGGTTAGAATTAGAAAAGACAATAGAAAAAGTAGCACAATGGTACAACGCTTTTCCTGAAGCTGATGTATGTATTGGAAACCACGACAGGATGGCTTCTAGGAAGTCTATGACAGGTGGCATACCTAAAGCTTGGATAAAGACCTACAATGAAGTCTTAGACACTCCTAATTGGAATTGGGTTGATTCAATAGTCTATGATGATGTATTGTATGAACACGGAGAGGGCGGACAAGCACAAACCAAAGCAAAAAATAACCTAATGTCTAGTGTTTGTGGACATACTCACACAGAAGCATATTGCAAATGGTTTGTAGGAAAACGCTTTAGGGTGTTCGGTATGCAGGTAGGTTGTGGTGTAGATTCAACGACTTATGCAGCAGCATACGCTAAAAACTTTAAAAGACAAGCCATAGGTTGCTCTGTGGTACTAAACAATGGTACATTACCAATAAATCTTTTAATGCCCTTATGAAGAAAGACATCACCTGGCAGCTCTTTGGCTTTTACCTATTAATTATTATACTTCTTTTAATGCTCAATTCATAGTACCCTTTAGCCGTTTTAAGCACTTTCTTTTCTTTTTGACCCCTATATACTAGACAACACTTAAAGTTGCTTATCTAGTCAAAACACTATTAACACTATAATTGTTAATAACTTTATTAATATTTCTGTTAATATAGTTGTTAATTCAAATATTTGTTTTATATTTGCCCTATATTAATCAATACAAAAACAAAATGAAAACAAATTTTAAAATGAAAGAAGCAACAAACAAAGAAGAAGCTATTATATCTATATTAGATGTATTAGATGAAAACCCATTATGGCTTAATAAATGTACAAGTTCACTTGCAGTTGTTATGAAATATTGGTATAATTCACCTATTTCATATTCAATTCATCCTGAGGGTTGGAGTAGTAAAGAATTTGCAATAAAATCTTTAAAAAATTATCCTGAAGAATGTGTAACTGCATTATTTACTGAATATAAAAAAGAATACTATAACTTTAAAGACAATACACAATGGAATTACTAATTTGCGAGGACTACCACTTCTATAATAACGGAGTATTTAAAACAATTGAAAAGCTATCGCCTGAAGGTTGGTTTACAGATATAAAAAAAGTAGAACCAAGTATCAGAATATTTGGAACAAGGCAACAAATTGACAAAGCTTTAGATAATTATATTGAAATGACAGGACTTAATCTTGATGAAGTTTATGATTTTAAAGTAGAAGAAAAAGGCTCATTTTTTTATAATAAAGAACGAAATGAAATAATTAAAAACAAGCTGCAAGAATACAAAAACATTTATGATGTATTAAGTAATGACTCAGCACTAATAACAACGATATGATACCAATACCTTTAGAAGAATCAACAAGAGAAAAACTAGAACAGGTTGAAAAAGTTTTAGATGAACAGATGAAACCTATTCTAGAAAGAGAAGAATTAATACACAAAGCAATGAATGATATAAATACTTTTCAATGCTGTGATGGAGAACTTTATTTAAGAGGAACAGATGAATACGGTAAAGACTTCCAAGTTTGTTTTGATGCATACAATTTTTTAAATTGGATAGACACAGAGCAAATAGAATATATTAAAGAACAACTAATTAAACACATAAAAACGAAATGAAACAAACAATGAATTTTTACGATTTTCAACGATGGTTTGAAAATGTGCGCCCTAATAATTTTAGTAGGGCAGGGCTTTTAAGTTTATTTAACTATTTTGAAGAATTTGAAGAAGATACAGGACAAGAGTGGGAATTTGATGGAATAGCTTTATGCTGCGATTTTACAGAGTATGATGATTTGGATGAATTTAAAGCTAATTATACTTGCGAAAAATTCCAAGAGATAGAGGATTGGGAAGGGATCAATGACCATACGATTGTAATTCCTATATGCGAAAAAAGTTTTATAATACAGAATTTTTAAATTAAATTTTGTATTTTTAACACAATTATTAACTAAATTATTAAATATGAAAACAGAACTAATTAAGGAAAAGTACAAACATTACGGACTAACTCCTGATGATGTATTTAAACACCAACACTATGTAATAATAACGAGATCAGGCATAGACAAAATTCAAGCAATAGAAAGTATAACTATTGACTATGAAGTAATAAATTGCGAAAAAGACTTTTGTGTAGTAAAAGCTAATGCTTTAAAAGGTGAAGCATCAATACAAACATTTGGATCAGCCCTAAAAGGTGGATTTAAAGATGGTAACTGCAACACTTGGTATGTTATGGAAATGGCTGAAAAACGAGCTATGAGTAGAGCAGTATTAAAGCTGACAGGTTTTTATGAACTAGGAGTATTTGGAGAAGATGAATCAGAAGATTTTAAAAAGAAATATTAATCAATTAAATAAATAAAAATGGAAGTAAAAGGAAAACTAATTAAGAAACTTGAACTTGAATCAGGTACAAGTAAAGCAGGTAAAGAATGGGAAAAGCAATCAATCGTAATTGATACAGGTGCTGAATTTAATAACATAATTGCAGTAAGTGCTTTTGGAGATAAAGTACAGAAAATGAATATGTTAGAAGAAGGTATGACGGTAGCTATTTTGTGTAATGTATATTCAAGAGAATACAACGGCAAATACTATCATAATATAGATGGCTACCACTTCACAAATCAAAGTAATAATGTAGAATCAAATTCAGAATTTGTAACATCTGAAGAAGAAAACAATTTACCATTTTAAGATGATACAAGAAATTAACTTTAAAATACTATGCGACCTTACCACATCACTGGTAGGGTTGCGTAAGGGTTCGCTTTCATATAGAAGTAGGAAGCAAGAATATCAAGTGCCTAGAACAGTTGCAGCAGTTGTAGGAAGAATGATTGATGATACACCTCAAACAATAATAGCTAAAGAACTTAAAAGAGATAGAAGTTTGATTTATCACTATGAGAAAACTCACGAAGCTAATTATAGATCATTCCCTAAATACAGGGAAATATTCAATAAAGTCTATAATTCTTATAGCAATATTCAGGGGGCTAAAAAAACTTTTGGGGATGAAAGGCAATTAGAAATATACCTAAGAGATAATGGAATCAAAAATAGTGATAAACACCAAACTACTATTAGGGTTATATCAGGGAGGGTTGAATATGATGTTAAGGTTTCTTATAAGGATTTTTATGATCAATTAGAAAAGTGTAAATTTGCACTGACAGATTGTAACTATAACTTAGAAATTATTTAATGACCAAGCCAAACTACTATGCAATTATTCCTGCTGAGGTAAGATACAGCAAAGACTTAACACCTAATGCGAAACTTCTTTATGCAGAAATAACGGCTTTATGTAATATGAATGGCAAATGCACAGCTTCTACTCAATACTTTTGTAAACTTTATGAAGTTAGTAGAGTATCAATTCAAAAATGGCTTAAAACATTAGAAGATAATAATTACATAAAGCGTGTTAACATATATAAACAAGGTAGTAAAGAAATAGATACAAGGGTGATAACTTTGGTTAATATGCCTAGTAAACAAATGTTAACAGATAATACTAATATAAATATAACTAATAATAATCTTACAGATAGTAATAGTAAGGGGCGTTTTAAAAAACCAACTATTGATGAAGTTAAAAATTATTGTATATTACGCAAGAATAATATAGAAGCAGAAGCTTTTATTGACTTTTATGAAAGTAAAAATTGGCAGATTGGTAAAAATAAAATGAAAGACTGGAGAGCTTGTGTAAGAACTTGGGAAAGGAGAGAAGTAAAAAAACAAACAATGGGTAAACTACACTCACAAATAAATGAATGGCAAGAAGCTAAAAAATTATTATGAAATTATTAAAAAACGAAAACCTAAAAGAACTAACTGAAAAAGTGCTTGATCTTGTTGCAAGAACAGGAGTAGAAATAGGACACAAAACAGATAGGGAAACACTTGCTAATCTTAGCAAGATATTTGCACAAGACCTTATAGCAGAAAAACGCTTTGGTAAGATGACTTTTAATCAAGTGGAGGATGCTTTTCATCAGGGGGTTAGGTTTGGAAAGGATGAACCCTTTTTAAATATTAGGACATTTTACAGATGGACATATGCCCATAAAAAAGTCATAGATAACGCTTACTATGAAGTACATACACTAGGACAAAAGAATGTGCCATTTTATCAAGAACCAATAAAACTAATCAAATGATCGGTTGGGTGATAATAGTAGCAATATTACTGCATATAAATTATAAACTAAAAGAATGAAAATAAGACAAACATCAATAGAATGTTATAATCAAATAAAAAGAGAAGGTTTATTATCTAAAATGAGATTTAAAGTTTTTGAAGCTATTTTAAAGAATGCACCGTGCACAAGCGCAGAAGTATTGGCTACTATGTTAAGTAAAAACAGTGCAATTACTTCATCAAGAGCAAGATTTACTGAATTAAGAGAATTAGGAGTTATTTATGAAGTTCAAAATAGAAAATGTAACATTACAGGCAGAACATCAATAGAGTGGGATTTAACAGACAAGTTGCCTGTCAATCTAAAAAAGACTAATAAAACCAAGAAACACAGAACAGATGATGCTTTAAATTCATTACGAGAATTATATAAAAATAAAAACAATAGTACAGTTGAGGATTGGAAAGAGGTTGCTAATTTGATTAAGAAGATATGAAGTCTATAAGTAAACTAAAAAAAGAACTAGATAAATGGTTTAGTCTTTATATACGATTAAGAGAAGCAACTGATGAAGGAATTTGTCAATGCTTTACTTGTGGAAAAATAGATCATTATAAAAAACTACAATGTGGACATTTTCAAAGCAGAAGATGTCATTCAACAAGATGGAATGAACAGAACTGTCAAGTGCAGTGTGTAAAATGCAATATGTTTGAACAGGGGGAGCAATGGAAATTTGGACTTGCATTAGATGTTAAATATGGAGAAGGCACATCAGGAGATTTAGAATTTACAGCTAAGACAATTTCAAAAAGAATGAGGGTAGATTACGAAGAAGATATAAGATATTACAAATCCATTGTTAAAAACTTAAAAAAAGAAAAAGGAATAGAGTAACATTTTTCATATCTTTGGCGTATGCACATTCCAATATATTCAAGTGAAGAACATAAGTCAATAGTAGATGTGTATATAACAATGGCAACTCAGTTTGTTCAAGAATCAACTACTCAAGCAAGATACAATAATTATTTAGAAGTCTTAGGTCTTATTGTAGAATATTCAAATGGTTATGGTGAGGGTGTTAGAGAGAATAATTTTTATGATTGGATCACCATAATACCTATAAATGTTTCAGTAGCAACATCAGGGTTCTTTGCAGGGATAGAAACAAAAAGCAACGCAGCAATATTAAGGGCTTACAAAGTAATACTAGACCAAATGTTAGAAGAAACTGTAAAAAGATTAGACAATCTAACACCAAGAAATGACTAAGATTTATAAGGAGATAGCAAAACTTACTGATAAGTTTAGGACTATGGCTTATGGATTAACTGCTGATGAAAATAAAATAAATGAAGCTGTACAGGAATTAATGCTGTATTTCTTGCAAATGAATCCTCAGACACTTAGGAAAATATATGAAAAAGATGGAATAGATGGCGTTACCAGATATGGTGCTGTGGCACTTAGAAGGGCTTTAACAAGTAAAAGAAGCAATTTTTATTATAAGTATGAGAAATATTACACACATATTGACAGCAGTATCTATTCTACTAATGATAGTGGTGTTGATGATTATACAATTAGTGGCACTTACCATTATAAAGACATATCAAATATTCCGAATGAAGAAATAGATAACAGTAGCTTAAATAGATTAGAGCAAATTGATATACAACTAGACAAATTAGATAATTGGTATGATAGGGAATTATTTAAGCTGTACTACTATGAAGGTAATACTTTAGATTCACTAGCTGATAAAACAAAAATAAGTAGAAATAGTTTATTTACAACAATAGACAAAGTAAGAACAATTTTAAAAAAAGAATTAAATGAAGATGTATGATCCAATAAAGAATAATAGTTTTATAATGCAGTTTGGCTTTAAGCATCCTGACGACAGAAGGGTTTATGAATAGGTTTTTTGTTAAAGATGAAGTCTATAAAGATAGAATTGCTATTTGCAGGTCTTGTGTTTACTATAAAAAATTATTAGGAAATTGCTCTATTTGTAAATGCTTTATGAAAGTGAAAGCAAGAATAGCACCTATGGCTTGTCCTCAGAAGTATTGGCAAAAAACAACAGAAATAGAAACTCCTGATGATCTGCCGCAAGAAATAATAGATGAAATATTAGATATGTGGGATGATTTAAAAACAGGTAGAGCAAAGAATGTAGCGGCAAAAAAAAGAATGATAGAAACCTATAATGTTATATTTAACACTAACTATTCTAGTGGCACAAATTGCGGTTCTTGTATATCAACTTGCTTTGATGGCATAAAAAAACTATATAAAAAATATACTGAATGAGTTACTTAGCACACTTAAAAAGACATAAAATGCATTACTCAAATAGATGGGTAGTCAAATATGATGGTGATTTAGTAAGAGAGGTGAAGCTGATATACTCTCCTGAAGAATACCGCAAATCGTCTAAATCAAGAACACTAAACACCCAAGAGGGATTAATTAAAATATTAGAAAATGACAAAAAAAGAAGATTATAAGAAACATCCTGAACCAATTTATTATACAGGAACAAAATATGGTTATTCAGCTAGAAAGGTAGTAGAGGACTTTGAACTTGGATATAATACAGGAACAGCAGTTAGCTATTTATTGAGAGCAGGAAAGAAAGAAGGAAACCCTGCTGAACAAGATATACAAAAAGCAATAAATCATTTGCACTTTGAATTAGACAAGCTATATAAAAAAAGTACAACAAAAACAGGGGGATTAGTAAGATGACATTATATAAATGTAAATGCGGTAACGAAGAAGAAATAGGCAAAGCAACAATAGGGCTAAGAGAAGGTAAGTGGAGAACAATACAAGCGTTGTGTGATTGTGGCTTGTGGATGGATTCAGAACCTGAAGATGGGATGCCACAAATTAAAAGAACTGAAGCGTCATTAAGCAAAAAGAAAAGAGGGGACTACCTTTGGGATGGGGCTAAAGAAAAGCTAGTAGGAGAAAGAGGTGTCAATGAATCTTTTGATTAAATAAATAATAATAAATTCTATTTCATACTATGAAACAACAAGTTAAACTCTATAAGATAAAGGGAAATCCTAACAATCCTAGAATTATTAAGAATGATAAATTTAAAAAGTTAGTAAAGTCAATACAGGAATTTCCTGAAATGTTAAAGTTAAGGCCAATTGTAGTAGATGAAGATATGATGGTGCTTGGTGGCAATATGAGATTAAAGGCTAGTAAAGATGCAGGATTAAAAGAAGTATGGATTGACATAGCCGAAGGACTTACTGAAGAACAAAAAAAAGAGTTTGTAGTAAAGGATAATGTAAACTTTGGTGAGTGGGATTGGACTATGTTAGCTAACGAATGGGATTCAACAGAAATAAAAGATTGGGGACTAGATGTGTGGCAAAATTTAGATGATAATATTAATAAGATAAACAGAGGTGATGAAAATTCTGAATGGGTAGGTATGCCTGAATTTGAACCAGCTGAAAATAGCTTAAAAATTATTATACATTTTGAAAATGAAAAAGATAGAGAAGTATTTGCACAAGAACATAACCTAGAATTTACTAAAAAACTACCAACTGCTTGGGCAACACATTACCCTTATGAAGGAAGAAAAGATTTGAACTCCTTAAAATATGAATAGATATCCTGTTTATATAGTATCTAAAGGGAGATGGGAAACCCCTATGACAGCTAAATTATTTATTAAAGATGGAATTGATTTTCAAATATTAGTTGAACCACAGGAATATGACAACTATTGTAAGTCATTAGGAAAGGAATATGTTACAAAACTACCTTTTTCAAACTTAGGTGTAGGTAGTTATCCTGCTAGAAATTATGCTTGGGAGGATAGTATTAAAAACGGATTTGATAGGCATTGGGTGTTTGATGATAATATAAGAGCTTTTAGGAGAGCGCACAAAGGAAATAGAATTATTTGTAATGGCAAGAAAGCTATAAAAGCTTTAGAAGAATTTACAGATAGGTATGAAAATGTAGGCATTACAGGGTTTAACTATTCTACATTCGTAACGCAATCTACTAAAAAACCATTTTGGCTTAATGTCCACGCATATAGCGCAATGCTTATGAAAAACAATATGCCTTATAGATGGAGATTAAAGTATAATGAAGATGTTGATTTATGTTTGCAGGTATTAGATAATGGGCTATGCACTTTATTATTTAATGCTTTCTGTGTAGATAAGACATCCACAACTGCTAAAATGAAAGGAGGTAATCAAGATGAATTGTATTTAGGAAATGCTTTTGAGAAAAAGGTTTTAAAAGCAAGGTCTTTAGAAGAAATATGGCCACAGTATGCAGAGACAAAAATGGTTTGGAACAGACCACATCATTATGTAAATTGGAGAAAACATTTTAAACACGGCTTAGTAAGAAGGGATGATATTGATTGGGAAGATATAAAAAACATAAAGAATGATTTAAAACTAAAGCAAGTAAAAAAAATAAAAAGTAAAACCTTACAAAAATTTTACAAAAATAATAAATGAAAATATTAGTAACAGGTGGTGCAGGATATATAGGAAGCAATTTGATTAAGCATTTAAAAAAAAATACTAATGCTACAATTACTTCAGTAGATAATTATTTTACAGGGCAAGAAGTTAATCATATTAAAGGAGTAGAATATATACAAGATTGTACTTGGGATATACATAAGTTACCAAAACAAGATATAGTTTATCACTTTGGAGAATATTCAAGAGTTGTACCTTCGTTTAAAGATGTAGAATATTTAATGACTACAAATTTATGGGGTACAAGTAGAGTATTAGAGCAATGCAGGAAATGGAATGCTAAATTGATTTATTCGGCTTCAAGTTCAAAGTTTGGTGGGAATGAAAACCTAAGTCCTTATTCTTGGGTGAAAGCTAAGATGGTTGAATTAGTTAAAAACTATGCAGAATGGTATAAATTAAAATATGAAGTATGTTACTTTTATAATGTATATGGGAAGAATCATATATCAAAAGGAGATTATGCAACTGTAATAGGTATATTTGAAAAACAATACAAAGAAGGGAAAGCATTAACGGTTGTAGGCGATGGAAAACAAAGCAGACAATTTACACACATAGATGATATTGTAAACGCCTTAGACAAAGTTAGAAAACAAGATAGCAATAAAGAATGGCATTTAAGTTCTGACAAAGAATATAAAATAATAGATGTTGCTAAAATGTTTACAGATAACATCAACTTTATTCCTGAACGTAAAGGCGAAAGATATAATGCTGTAACTATTCCTAATGATACTAAAACTATATTGAATTGGGAAATAAAAAATGACTTAAAAAAATATATTAATGGAACAAAATAGAACACAAATAGCTAAAGCTAGAATGTTAGAAGCACTAGAGAAAAGTCTAGGTGTTGTAACAACTGCTTTAAAGACAACAGAATTGTCAAGAACAAACTATTATAAATGGCTTAAAGAAGATAAAGAGTTTGCAGATAAAGTAGATGAAATAGAAAATATATCAAAGGACTTTATAAAATCAAAATACTATGATTGTGTAAATGACAAAGTGCCATCAGTTGTAATACACGCAGCTAAAACAAAACTAGGATGGAATGAAACAAATAGATTAGATATAACATCAGGAGATAAAGTTATTAATATGCCTGTTATAACATTTGTCGAAACTGATACTGAATAAAAAATACAATCCCCTATTTGAATCTGATGCTCGTTATTTTATAATAACAGGTGGTAGAGGATCAGGCAAATCCTTTGCTGTAACTGCTTTTTTAACTTTACTTACAATGACTAAGGGTATTAGAATACTCTTTACAAGATTCACAATGACATCAGCTCACTTATCAATCATCCCTGAGTTCTTAGAAAAGATAGGGTTACTAGGATTTGAAGATGTATTTAGTATTAATAAAGCAGACGTGCTAAATACAGGCAATCAATCGGATATATTATTCAGAGGGATTAAAACTTCAGCAGGGAATCAGACGGCTAACTTAAAGTCGTTACAAGGAATAAGCTGTTGGGTATTAGATGAAGCAGAAGAATTAATAGATGAAGATATATTTGATACTATTGATTTAAGCATTAGAGAAAAAGACATACAGAATAGGGTTATACTTATTTTGAATCCTGTTACAAAAGAACATTGGATATATAATAGATTTTTTGAAGGAAAAGGCGTAGAAGGCGGTTTTAATGGCGTTAAAGACAATATATGTTATATCCATAGTACATACCTAGATAATAAAGACAATCTCTCTAAGAGCTTCCTAGAGCGTATTAAGGCTATAAAACATACCAACTTTAAAAAATACACACACAAAATACTTGGTGGGTGGTTAGACAAAGCAGAAGGTGTTGTCTTTGAGAATTGGAGTATAGGAGAATTTAATCCTGATGGGTTACAGACTTCTTGTGGAATGGACTTTGGATTTAGTATTGATCCTGACAGCTTAACAGAAGTCGCAATAGATAAACGCAAAAGGAAGATTTATTTAAAAGAACATATATATAAGAACGGCTTAAAGTCACAAGAATTAGCACAGATTGTTTTAGATAAAGTTGGCAACAAGCTTATCATAGCTGATTCAGCAGAACCAAGACTAATAGCTGACTTAAAACATTTAGGAGTAAACATTAAACCAGTAAAAAAAGGGACTATTGAAAGTGGTGTAACACGGATGCAAGATTTTGAATTAATAATAACTCCCGAATCAACTAACATAGCTAAAGAGCTTAACAATTACATATATGCAGATAAGGGTTCAAAGTTATATGTAGATAATTACAACCACGCTATTGATGGTGTGAGATACAATGTAATATATCATTTAGATAACCCTAATGCAGGGAAATATTTTGTACAATAAAAAAGGGGTGATAGATAAAATCTACCAACCCCTCTAACTAAAATGAAACACAAAAACTAGGCAAATATACATTAATAAACTAAATAACAACAATTTCTATTATATATTAGATGAACATTAAAATTACACAAGATAAAGAGGTCAAAAGATTTAAGCTGATTAACAAATGGTCAGATGTAACATTGGGCAGGTGGCTAAAACTTATAAAATCAAAAAATCAGAGCAAAGCAAAAGAAGCAAAAGAAACCATATCTGCTTTATCTGATATTCCCAAAAATTTAATTGACAAACTTGCATTAAAAGATATTGCATTGATAACGAGCAAACTTGCTGAAATGCAAGAGAATAAAAATAGCTCTTTAATAAAGAAAATTGAAATAGAAGGAAAAAGGTATGGCTTTCATCCTGATTTAGACTCTATAACACTTGGGGAATATGCAGACTTAGAAACATTTTTAAAAAATGGAGTTGAAGAAAATTTACCTGAACTAATGGCAATTCTATATAGGCCAATAACAGAAGAATCATCTAATGGATTTTATAGCATTGAGGGTTATGATGGAAACATAAGTATAAGGGCGGAAGAAATGAAGAAGATGTCAGCAGAGCAAGTGCAATCAGCACTGGTTTTTTTTTATCATTTAGGGAAAAAATTATTACTGATTTTGCCATCTGTTTTGATACAGCAGCAGAAGGAAATGACAGAGCTATTGCAACAAATTCATTCGCAGAGCAATGGTCTTGGTTCGGTGTAATGTATAGGTTGTGTAATGCTGATATATCAAACTTAGATAATATAACAAATAAGAGCTTATTAGAATGTTTAACTTGGTTAAGTTATGAAACAGATTTAGAATCACAAAATAAAGTAAATTATGCCCTTGACAATAAATAAAACATATAACAATGTAATTGACACTTTATGTAGGCTTGGTGAATATCATCAGCAACTCTCTACTATATCAGTTGGAGATATAGCATCTATTAATTTAGAGAAAATGGAGAAAATGCCATTGTTACATATTAATCCTGTTTCAGTATTTACAGGTGATAGCGAATTAGTATATAACTTTCAGCTTTTTATTTGTGATTTAGTTGCAGAGAAAGATAATTGGCAAACATATCAAGCACAAGGATTAACTAAGTTAATAGACAATAAAAATAATGAACAGCAAGTGTGGAATCAGACTTTAGAAATATGTACAGACTTTATAGGTATGCTAAGACACAGTACAAGACAATCAGAAGCAGGCATAGACAATATTAATGCTCCTCTGTATTTTACAGAAGATCAATTTAATATAGAGCCATTCCAAGAAAAATTTGACAATCTTTTATGTGGATGGACTTTTACAATAGGAGTTAAAGTTATGAATGATTTTCAAACTTGTACAATTCCTGTAACTAATTCAGGAGCAGGATATTAATGAAATTTAAGATAGGCAGATATAAAATAGAAATAGGTTTTTTTAAAATAACAATAAAAATATAATAATGGCAAATTTAGCAGTAACAATCACCGAAAGCGTAACCATAAATGGAGCGTTAAGAGGTTCAACAAACACATTAACAGTAACAGGCATTGTAGATACATTTGAAAGAGTAGTGACTTGTCCTCATACAGCAACAACTACAATAGCTACATTTGCTACTAATGTATATGATAGTGCAGGGGCAATAGATGCAGAAAATGTAAGATATATTAGAGTATCTAATTTATCAGACACTTATGATATTGAAATAGGAGTAGCAGGTGCAGCTTCAAATTATTCAATGTTAATACCCGCAGGAAATTCACATATTATAGCAAGAGCAGATGATGTGATGTTGGCTGAAGCAGATGCAGTACCTACTTATGGGTCTTTAGCAGATATTGCAAAATTAGAGGTTAGACCAACAGCATCAACTAATGTAGAAGTAGAAGTGTTTGTGGCAACCGTATAATGGAGTATAGCACCAAAAATATAGAAAAATATTTAGAGAGGTTTGCGAA